GCATCATCCGCCACCGGGGACAGGTCCGCATCATCCGCCACCGGGTACAGTTCCGCATCATCCGCCACCGGGGACAGTTCCGCATCATCCGCCACCGGGTACAGTTCCGCATCATCCGCCACCGGGTACAGTTCCGCATCATCCGCCACCGGGTACAGTTCCGCATCATCCGCCACCGGGGACAGGTCCGCATCATCCGCCACTGGGGACAGCAGTGCTGCTGTCGCTACTGGTTTGTGGAGCGAGGCGATGGCTGGGAAATATGGCTGCATCGCTCTCCAGTGGTGGAACGAAAAAGAGAACCGCAGCGAAATGCGGTGTGCTGAAACCGGTTGCGGGGACGGCAGCGATGGCAAACTGAAGTCGGATGTCTGGTATCGGCTGAACGAGGGCGGGGAGTTTGAGGAGGTGGGATCATGATCGAGCTTCAACCAGGAATTTATCACGGTATACCGGCTGCTGTTTACCATGCGCTGCCGTATGTCTCTAACACCTACCTCAAGAAGATTAACAAATGTCCGGCGAACGGTAAGGTCGAAGATCCGGACGACACGAAGGCGCTGCGTTTCGGTCGGGCTGCTCACGTCATGACGCTGGAAGGCGATGATGCTTTTCATTCTGAGTGCGTCGTTCTTCCAGAGAATGCTCCGAAGCGTCCGACTGAGCGGCAGGTATTTGCAAAGAAACCCTCTCCGGAAACCCTTTATGCGATTGATTGGTGGAAAAGCTTCTCCGCCAATGCCAACGGGAAAACAATTCTTTCCCTCGACGATTACAACACATTGCGCGGGGTCAAGGATTCCGTCCGAAGTCATCCCTTCGCAAAGCTTCTTCTTGCTGAAGGCGTATCCGAGACGACAGTCATCTTCGACGTAAAGGTGAACGGTCAGGTCATGCGCTGCAAATGTCGACCGGACCGGACGCCCTCCTTGGAGATGATGACGCTTATCGACCTCAAGACTGCAGAGGATGTAGGGCTTGAGGCATTCCGGAGATCTTGCATCAAGTACTCCTATTTTCAACAAAGCGCCTTCTACATCGACGGTTACAACTCCGTTCGTCATCTGCCCATGAAGAAGAACGCGGCGGGAGAATGGGAGCACGACAAGGCTGATCCGGTCGCTCCTGAGATGGACGCTTTTGCTTTCATCGCCGTCGAGAAAAAGCCTCCCTATCGCTGCGAAGTCTACACATTGGGCGGGGACAGTACCTATCTCCTGCGGGGCCGGGAGTCATACGAAAGGGCGCTCAAGACGGAGGCTGAATGTCGGCAGCGTGGGTCATGGCCGAACTATGTAAATGCCGGATGTCAGGAGCTGGTTCCGTGGGAAGAGGAGGCTGCGGCATGACAGAGATATTCCTATCGGTCTTCATCGTATGGGTGGCGCTGTCGATTGCGGCCGCTTTCTTTCGACGGTCGAAGTGTCCGAAGTGCGGGATCTTTACAACGTGCGCTGAGTGTAGCGCGAAGATGAATCAGGATTAAATCGAAAGGGAGAATATCATGTTTTCGATACGTTTTTGGCTGGGAGACAAGACAACGGAAAAGCTTGCGAATATTGGCATTGTTTCTATTGAAGACGTTATCAAAGCAACAGACGATAAGATACTTAGCGTTAAGGGAATAGGGGAGGGGAAGCTTTCCAAAATACGCGAGTATTACAGCAAAGAAGCTATCCAACATGCAATTGAAAATATCGAAACCGGCATACAAAAACGCAAAGAAAAAATAGCCCCTCAGTTGGTTGCAATTGACCAGTCAACAGAAAGAGTTGCCGCTTTAAGGTCAATGCTTGAAAGGCTGTAGTGATCATTGCTGGCATAAATCAAACATTCAATTCAGGAGGTAGGCAGTGGAAACAAAAAAGGGACTCACAATAATTGAATTTGCAGCTGAGAACTTTATGAAGCTGAAAGCGGTTCGCATCCGTCCGGATGGCGCGAACATGGTCGTTCTCAGCGGGAAAAACGGGGCGGGGAAGAGTTCGATTCTCAATGCAATCATGGCGGTCGTCGACAAGGCGGCACTCAAAAAGCAGGGGATCACGAAGCTTTTGCGCGAAGGTCAGGAGCGGGGATTTGTCAAGATCGACCTGGGCGACATCATTGCAAAGTTGACGCTCACGGAACGCGGGGAATACCTCACGGTCGAGAATAAGGAAGGGATGGCGTTTAAGTCTCCGGCTGGCGTCATGGACCGTCTCCGGGGTATGATCTCCTTCGATCCCCTGGCTTTCGCAAAGATGGACGCGAAGAAGCAGAAGGACATTCTCCTCGGGCTGGTCGACGTGGGTATTGACCTGGATGTACACGACAAGGAACGTGCGCGTATTTTCGACGAGCGGACCAATGTCGGCCGGAAACGGGACGAGCTTAAGGGGAAACTGGCGGATCTGCCAAATCTCCCTGCAGATCTTCCGGAAAACGAGGTTCCGCTTTCATCCGTATCGGAAGAGCGACGGCAACTGGAAGCGGTCAAAGCAGAGAATGACACGCGCCGGAAGGAATACAGCGATCTCAAGGAACGGTATCAGTCGACGAAGTATCAGCACGAGGCGGCTCGTCTGGAGTGGGAGCAGATCGAAGCTCAGATAAAAGAGCTGAGGGGGAAACAGGATGTTCTTTTTCAGAAGGGTCAACATCTGGCGAAGGAAGTCCAGAAGATAGAGGAAAGCGGGAAGGGACTCAAGGCAGCGGTTGACGCTCTTGTCGATCCGGACTTTTCTATTCTTGACACGCGCCTCGAAGAGATCGAACAGACGAACCAGGCGGTTCGGGAGAAAAATCGTCGGGAGCATATCCGCCAAGAGGCTAACCTTGCCAACATTTCTTATGTTCGAATGACCGACGAATTGTCCACGCTCGATAAGAAAAAGACCGATGCTCTTGCTGCGGCAAAGTTCCCGGTCGAAGGGCTCGGTTTTAATGCGGAGGGGATCACATTCAACGGCCTTCCTCTCGACCATGCTTCCGACGGCGAAAAGCTCACGGTGTCGGTTGCAATCGGGATGGCTCTCAACCCGGAGTTGCGCGTTCTCTGGTTCAATCATGGGGAGATGCTTGATTCCGACAATTGGGCGATCATTGAGAAGCTTGCTGGGTCTGAGGAATATCAGGTGTGGGCCGAGAGAATGTCGGAAGATCCGTCGGTCGGAATTCATATCGTCGATGGGGAGATTTCGGGGGAGGTAGCCAATGGATAACGAAATGGTCAAGACAACAGGCGGGGCTCTTGTCCAGACCGAAAGCAATCGGGCAATTGCAGAGGTTCAGGCTGCAATGATTCTGGCTCGACAGTTTCCCCGCGATACACAGGCGGCACTGGACAAGATGCTTGTCGCTTTTCAGCGGAAAGGGCTCGCGGAAGTGGCGCTCTATTCTTACAACAGAGGGGGGACGGAGATCACCGGTCCTTCTATTCGGGCTGCGGAGGCTATTGCCCAGAATTGGGGAAACCTTCAATTCGGCGTGCGGGAACTTTCTCAGAGCAATGGGGAGAGTACCGTCGAGGCTTTCGCCTGGGATGTGGAAACGAACGTGAGACAGGTCAAAGTGTTCCAGGTTCCCCATGTAAGAGGAAAGCGGTCGGGCAATGTCAAGCTCACAGACCCCCGCGACATTTACGAGCTTGTTGCAAACCAGGGGGCGCGGCGTCTCCGGGCTTGTATCCTGGGCGTCATCCCTGGCGACATTATCGAGGCCGTATGTGAACAAACCGACACGACCTTGAAGGCTACGGCGGACACTTCGCCGGCAGCACTTAAGAAGCTGGTCGAAGTCTTTACTTCCTACGGTGTTACTCAAGAGATGATCGAGAAGAAGATTCAGCGGCGGTTAGAAGCTATCACTCCGGCGCAGATCGTCAACCTCCGGAAGGTCTACAACTCCCTGAAAGATGGGATGAGCAAGCCGTCTGATTGGTTCGAGGATATCAAAGACCCTGCAGCGGTGGGTGCGGCAAAGGATCTCATGGGCCGTTTCGGATTTAAGACCGATGAAAACAAGCCGGCAACCGACGAGCCCATGACCTGTGAATTCTGCATTCCGGAGAATGGTCAGCATCAGAGCGCATGTCCTAACAGGGAGGAGTGACATTATGGCAAAAAAAGAGGACTGCTCAAATTGCGAATATGCCAGTACGAAAACGTCTGAACCTCCGTGTTCCGAGTGCATGGAAGAGTTTTGCAAGCCGGACGGGGAGACATACTCGGAGTGGCAACCCAAGAAGTGAACGCGCCGGAATAACGGGCTAGAGTCCAGCGGCTAGTCCGCTGCTGCGGGAGTTATTAAACCAAGGAGGATTCAATGGGAAGAAAGAAGATTGAAGAAGAAGTTGCAGCAACGGATGCACTAGCAAGAGGCGCGGAAGATATCCGGCAAGAGTGCGAAGAAGATCCGGAGATATTTGAACACGGCGAGGACGATGCGCAGTGGGCGAGTATTCCGGATACTGAGGAAGTCGACAACCCTTGGGACGTTAAAGAAGTGGTTAAAGCCAAGGTAAATTTGTGTGCTGACTGTCTCTACGCTTTTGCAACCTGTGACAGCAAACCTGTATTCGGCTGCGACGACGGCGGCGAACCGACAGATGACAACGTGACCATGTGTGACGGATATGTCCCCAGTGGCGATTTCGCCGACGCTTCCACCTCCATCCCTGAAGTTCAGGAGACGGTCATTATCGATCTGCCGATGAGCGACGTGTTTACGCATCCCCTCCCGGTGTTCCTCACTGACGTTGAACTCGGCTGCTACTCGAAGCATCAGGCCGAACTCTGGACGAAATGGGGGCGGCTCAATCAGCAGAAGAAGGACAGCGCAAAAGCTTACGGTGATTCGATCAAGAAGGTAGAGGACGAACTGGACGAGGTTTCTCGTATCGTCGAAGAGGGCTCAGAAGAGAGGCCGGTTGAATGCCGCTGGCTGTTCGACTATCAGCACGGTATCAAGAAGCTGATTCGCCTGGACAAGAACATCGTCGTCGAAGAGAAGACGCTGACAAAGGAAGAGCTTGATACCTATCGACAGCCGACACTTTTGGATGACGTCGAAAAATCCGTTGCAGCGGTCGAAGAGTGTTTCGGACATACGGATGCCAGCGCCGAAGACGGAGAACCTGTTGAGGGCGAGATTTGCCCTACGGAGGACGGTAATTTATTTGATGGTTCTTCTGCCGTAGAAGAAGATCCCGAAATGGAGGCGGCGGTGAACATTGCTGAAGAAGCTGTGTTTTCCCGTACTCACAAGAATCTTGACGACGAATGGCCGCTGAACGTACCGGGGGAGGTGTGATGAAAGCGCCAACGATTGGAGAAAGATTCGGGATGCTTGTTGTTTTGGAACTGGCACCTTCTGACGGGAAAAATAAAAGATTTGTATGCGTTTGTGACTGCGGGAACGTGAAGGCCGTCGCCAACCACCATCTTACACAGGGAAGAATGAAAAGCTGTGGATGTGGCAGGATTAAGCACGGCCACTGCAGATCAAACACAAGATCTCACGAATTTACCGTGTGGAACTCTATGCGGCAACGCTGTAACAATCCACATAGCAAACGTTACAAGGATTATGGCGGCAGGGGGATAACTGTTGATTCCAAATGGGACAACTTTGAAGCCTTCCTTGCTGACATGGGGACGGCTCCAGCGGGTTACGAACTTGACCGCATCGACAATGACAAAGGCTATTCAAAAGAAAACTGCAAATGGTCCACGCCAAAGGAGCAATGCAGAAACAGAAGATCCAATACGTTCCTCACCCACAATGGACGCACGATGATAGCTGCGGACTGGGCAAAGGAGTTAGGCGTCCCGAATACTACCTTGCACTCCGCTCTCTCCAGTGGGCACACGCTTTCCGGGTTTATTTATCGGCTTGAGCACGGGTTAAAGAATAAGAAGCTCAATGTGAATAGGATCGGAAATCGTGTGGGGGTTGGCAATGTTCAAGCGTAGCAGCAATAAATCATTTGCGCTCGGTCGACTGAAGACTGGGCAACTCAATAAGACCGAGGAGCAATATCGCGTTTATCTGGATATGCTCAAGATGGCCGGCGAAGTCCTTTGGTATCGCTTCGAGGGTCTGAAACTGCGGCTTGCGGACAACACGTTTTACACTCCCGACTTTGCGGTAATGCTCTCGAACGGGCTGATTGAACTTCACGAGGTCAAGGGCTTTTGGCAGGATGATGCTCGGGCAAAGATAAAGATTGCTGCCGATATGTACCCGTTCCGGTTCCTGGCTGTAAAGGTCAAACCAAAGAAGGACGGCGGCGGCTGGGAGTGGGAAGAATTCTAATACTGTGGCGCCGGGGTAACAGCCGGCGCGTATTCTGAGGAGGCGAACCGTGAAGGATCATGTCCACAAATTTTACAGGACGGCAGAGGTTAAGCATTATCCGAAGCGGTTCAATTTCAAATCAAGCGCCGTCGGCAGCGTAAAAACATATCGTAAATACGTCTGCATACTGTGCAGATGCGAAGATTGGAGGGAAGCGTGAACTGCCTTATCTCCGCAGACATGCCGCTTGAACGCTGTACGCAGCTCAGGCGGCACACCTTGAAATGCCGCGAATGCACCGGGAAGCAGACCAGGGATATTATCATTCCGGACGTTGACGCTGCCGATTACGAAATGCTGCGACAGGCAGCGAAAAAGGACGGCAAAGACGTTATCTCCGAACTCAAGCGGCTCATCCATGAGATGGCGGATACGGCGCGGACCGGGGAAAGGCGGGCGGTATGAGCGACGGATGGGTGAAGGTCTATCGCAAAGTTCAGGATAATTGGCTTTGGCATCATCGGCCTTTCTCTTACGGACAAGCGTGGATCGATCTCGTTATGATTGCAAATTACAAGGAGGGGTACATTTACCCGCGTAATGTGCAAATCCGCATTGAGCGCGGTCAGGTGGGCTACAGTATTCTGCAACTGGCCGCTAGATGGGGATGGGGAAGAACTGCAGTGAAAACTTTTTTGAACAGGCTCGAAAGTGCGCATCAGATTGTACAACAGAATAATAAGCTAAGTAGTGTAATTACAATAATAAAATACGAAGAGTATCAGGAAACCGTGCAACAGACTGAGCAACAACCGTGCAACAGCCGTGCATCAACCGTGCAACAACCGTGCACTAACAAGAAAGAGAAGAAGGATAAGAAAGAAAAGAAAGAATCTTTAGAAGCTAGTGTCGATCAGGATAAACCTTCTCGACCAACGCCAGCAGCGAAGATGCCAGATGAAGAATGGCTTGCAAGCCTGAAATCGAATTCTGCCTACGAGGGGATCAGCATCGAAGTGCTACACGGAAAGATGTTGGCATGGTGTCAGTTAAAAGGGAAGAAGCCGACACGCGCCCGCCTTCTGAACTGGTTGAACCGGGAAGAGAAACCAATGACAGGGAAAACGACAACAAGACAGACCGCGGACGATATTCGCCGGCAGAATCATGCAGATGCCAGGGACTTCGTGGAATCGGCAGCCAGGGGGGAATTCTCGCGATGAAGAAGATCATCCGTGTATTCCCTCGACGGACGAATGCCACGCCAGATGATGAACTGGTACGGATAAACTGCGCTCCGAATCTCTTCGATGAGGCAGACGAGGTGCATGTGTCGGTGGCGTTCACCTGGGATTTACCGCAAGCGGATCGGTTGGCCGAAGCATGGCGCTGTGTTGCTTCGGTGAAGATCGGAGGACCGGCAACCGGTGACAGGGGGGGGGAGTTCATACCGGGGATGTACGTCAAGCCGGGGTATCTCATTCACTCCAGGGGATGCCCAAACTCCTGTTGGTTCTGCTGCGAACGGGAAACAGAACTGGAATTGTTGACCATCCATGAAGGTTACAACGACATATCGAGTAACCTGCTGGCGTGTCCCGAGGATCATATCAGAAACGTCTTCTCAGCAATGGAGCGGGGCAAGAAGATTTATGGACGTGCGCCTGAGTTCACCGGAGGGCTGGAAGCGAAGCGGCTGGAATGGTGGCACGTTCAGGAGCTGCGGAAACTGAAACCGAAGCAACTCTTCTTTGCCTATGACACGCCTGATGATTGGCACTGGTTGTATGCGGCAGGGTGGATGCTGATATGTGGAGGATTCACACTCACAAGTCATGCACTCCGCGCCTATGTCTTGTGCGGCTATCCGAAAGACACATTCGAAGCGGCAGCAAGGCGGATATGGGAAACCAGGCAATGCGGATTCATGCCGATGGCAATGCTGTACCGCGACCAAAGCGGCAGGCGCGATCCTGAGTGGATGAAGTGGCAACGACAATGGGCAAGGCCGGCGATTATTGGAGGAAAGCAGGGATGAAATACGACAACCTAGACGACGTGCGAAGATTTGCCGCCGCTATCAACTGGCTCGGGGAGAAGTTCCAGCGAACGGTCAACGGTGAACCACAGCCGGTGCGACTGAGCAAGCCTGACATGAAAGACTTGTTTGATGCGCTCTCCGACTTTCCGATCCAAAAGATCGAATGGGCCGCGAAGGAGTATTTCAAGGAAGGGAAGTATTTCCCGAAGCCGCGAGACATCCGGGAACTGGCAAAGTGTGCGCCGGCTCCACAGGTGGAGAATAAACCGCTGCGACTGTTGGAGGATCTGACGCCACCGGAAGAGGCAAGGGAAAAGCTCAAAGAGATACTTCAAGGGCTGGATGATAAGTTTGGGACGACGCTCTCGGAGAAGGTCGAAGGCTGAAGGTTTATCAACGGTTTCTACTACCATAGAAGGAGGTTAGTTGTAATGGCTGAACGGGGAATAGACGCTCTTGGGTACATGCTTACAGAAGAAGGGCGCATCGTGGCGATCAGGAATAAGCAGATCAAGCATCTGAGCCACATCAAGTACGACGAATTGAACAGCGGCAGGCGGACTCTGCTCATGGTTCCGAAAGACCTTATGCACGAGGGGTGGGAGCTTGGATGGGACTGCGTAACCTGTCGCGGGAATGGTGTCACTGCCGATTCGTGCTCGTGCGCGAGTCATCATATCAACAGCGGGGCATGCTGTGACGGGACGGTTGAGACGAAATGTCCTGACTGTGAGGATGGCATTCGGTGGGAAGATAAGTATTGATAACGGTCAGTTATAAAGGGGGTGCATCATTGAAACGCTATGTTATTGGATTCGCATTTACGCCGAATCGTCTCCAGGTGGCTTTGATCCTGCGGGAATGGGCGACGGAAGAATCTTCCTGGCAACTTGGCAAGATGAACGGCCTCGGGGGAAAGATCAAGCCGGGGGAGATACTTTCAGATGCAATGGAGCGGGAATTCGGGGAGGAGTCGGGGGTAACGATTCCTGCGGAGCGGTGGCAGTATCGGGGCGTCTATCTGAAGGCGGACGAGTGGAAGGTGTTTGTCTTCACGGTCTTTGACGATCTGGTTTACGGAGTGCGGACGAATTCGGAAGAGGGTAAAGTTCAGCTCGTGGGCGTGCCAAATCTTAGTTATTTACCGGTGGTGGCGAACGTTCGATGGCTCGTGCCGATGCTGCTTAACAAGGATCTCAAATCATTTGAAATGGAGGAAGTTTAACATGGAGAAAAAAGTGCTTTTGACGACAGGTGGAGAGGTGATCATTCCCATTCCTGACGGGGCAACGGTTGACGCTGATGAGGGATGGTTCAAGCCTCTGGCAAATCCCTTTCTTCACGGCTGCTGCGACTGCGGGCTGATGCACAAGGTCGAGTATACCCTTTGCGACGATAACGGTGGTGAGATTTCGCTTTCCGAACGTGCCGGACTGGTGCTTCGCTTTTCCAGGGACAGTGCAGAGACGGTGCATCTCAGGCAGAAACAGGCGATGATAAAACTGATGAACATGACTCCTCAGCATCACGAGGCGGTCAACTTTCTGGATCAATCGGTTCCTGCCGGCCTGGTAGAAGATACGACATTCAGCGGGGTAGCGATCAAGGATCTATCGCGGGAATCGCTGCTCAAGCTGGTGGCGCTGCTGGCTGCGGGGAAAAAGGAAGAGAGCCGGATAATTCGGATTTAGATAACGGGTAGCCGGTGACCCGCGCAGCGAAGCGGAGTCGGCGTCTATAGGCGGGTTATGTAGCGGGGGCGGATCGGAGATACGAATGTTGAGAGATAATGACGAATATCGCAGGATTATGAAAGAGCTGGGGCCACCACCGTTGCCGCCAATTGATGTCCTTGTAATGCAGGCGATGCGAGATGATTGCATTGACCGCTTTAAAAACAATGGATACGGGTTGCAACAATTTATGCTCCGGGATGATGTTTCCGCCGTAATAATGGGAACGCTAACAACAGATATTGCCGATAAACTAGGGTTGACTACAGCACAAGCACGATCTGCCTTGAATTTGCTCCGAAGCCGTGGGCGAGTGCTGAAATACACTGACGGCCCTGGCTGTACGTCTCGCTGGTGGCCAAAGGGATTATCTGAGGAACTGGAATCATGTAGCCGTGGCAGCAGGTAATGCCCCAGTAGATATTATGCTGCTATCCGGGAGCGTCTTTTGACAAGGGCGGGGTAGCTGGGGAGCTACATAACGGGGCGGCGGATTAGCGGCCCCCCGCTTGCGGGGGACTGACTCGATCCGTTGGTTCCGCATCGTTGCGCGGGTGACGGAGTGACCATGTTGTTAACGTTAACAAAAAAGTATCGAAGTAGAGGGCGGAAGCAACGAACCGCCAGGGTGTAGGGGTTTAAATCCCGCGCGCGGTTTTGACTTTACAGAATGGCCGGAGGCCATAGGGGGTGCGAATGTCGAGAAGGTATCAAGTTGAGGTTGTTGAGTGTGGTACAGATTGCCCCGCCTTTTTGGAGGATGGATACGCCTGTGGCATTCATTCTTGCTCGATGCATGAAGAGGATATGCCTGCTGAGATGTTTCAGGAAATGGTGCAGGAAGATAAACAGTTTCCAGATTTTTGCCCACTGGTAGAGATGGAGGACTAAGCGATGAACGATATTTTCCCTGAAGATACAGCGTGTTGCTCTGTTGAATTCCCGGATTGCGGAGCATTTGGCCCGTGTACCACCAACGAACGAGCCTTACGGCGTTACATCCAGGGCGACCCTATGCCACCGCTTACTTCTGAGCAGCGGGACGAATTGCTTGCGGACGCTGATTCCTGCGGCGAAGGATCATTCCCCCGTGAAGAAGCGAAAGACTTTTCTGACAAAGACCTCTGCAAGTGGACGCTGGATGCATGGTGGGCATATGTGCGGAGTAACTGCTTATGACCGATTCGGGCCAGGTTTATCGGCCCGATGCGCGCGGGATTTAAACCTTAGCCGCTAATCCGCCGCCCCGTTCCTCATTCGACGAGCGTAGCGCGGCGAATGAGGAACGGCTTGTAAATAAACAGCGGAGCGTAGCGAAGACCGAGTTGATTGTTTGGTTATGGCGCGTTCTCGCCACGGAGGAAAACATGCGGATAGACGATTTGATTTTGGAGATGGAGAAATTCAAGGAGAAGCACGGAAACTGCATTGTCCGCTATTATGATGAGGTTGAAGAAAAGGACTTCCGGATAGAGGCGCTTATGCCGGTAAACATTAACACAGCAGAAAAGCCGGTATGGGCGTGTTTTCTGTCTGACTAACGGTGCGGCGAATGAGAAACAATTTTAGATCAGCGGAGGGGTTATGGCGTGTGACAAATGCGGAGGCGGGTATACAGCGGGGATAGGCAATTACATTGAGTGTGATTGTCCTCCCGCTACATCGGCTGGTTATATTTCTGATGACATCAAGGCAGCAATGACGGCCTTGCAAAATGCTATCCCTGGCAATAACTATCATAAATCCTCAGTGGCTCATCTAGTTTACGCCGCTGCACATTCGGAGGCTGCTAGGTCGGCGTTGAAGAAAATTGCTAACATGGTGATTGAGCCCGGATATGCATACGAGCAAGCGCTTAGAATGCGTGAAATTGCTCGCGAGGTATTAAGATAACGACAAAGCGGACCCGCATGCCGGGTGGTGTGGGGAGGGGGAGAGTGAAGCTCCCCCTTACCCGATTAGCCCCGGTCGCCACCGTTAGAAAAAAAATACGCATATTGCATTTTTATTTGAAATACCCCCTTGACAAAGTACGCATTGCGTGTATAATGGTAATCAAGATGAACAACAAACCAAGGGGGTACACAATGAGAACTTTAATTATCCACCTGAGAATCACAGCGAAAAGCGGCAAATCATTTTTAACCCAAACCCGCGAAACCGGCAGATCGGTACATGAATGTCTGAGTAAAGCAGCAGAAGGCTGGGAAGCTGGCGACGAAGTAGCAATAACCGGGTGGTGGGCCGTATGACAGGTGCAGACCTCCGAGAGACCCGGAAAACGGCGGGTCTCTCGATGAAACAGGCGGCAGAGTTGAGCGGCACACCGTACCGCACTTGGCAGGATTGGGAAGGCGGGAAAAGAAGGGTGCCTGGGATAGCCTTTGCATGGCTGGAACTTTACAGTTACCGAAAAATGAGGAGGAGAGAAAATGGACTCGAAGAAACTTGCAGCGGCGATACGGGAAATGAAGGCAAAAGTTGACGTTATCATGGATGCGGATGTCCCCGAGGTTGAAGCGGTCCGCGAAGATCTCCGCGACGCGAAAGACCTTCTCGGGGTGTTGGCGCACATCGTGGACGGCAAACCCATTGACAAGGCGTTCGGCTCGCCTGGCGACTGGGGTTACGGAACTGAAATAGGCGCTGCCCTCGCAAGTAGGGGATAACAACAAGCTCACCGGCTCGCCCGGTGCAGCGGGAGTTAGCCGCCATCTGCGCGGCCATAACGAGGATGAGGGAGGGGAGATGAAATACGAATTACCGGATTACGCTGAAATGTGGCGGATAGCCAGCTCGGAAAACGTCAGGCTGCGGGAAGCTATGGAAGCCTATAGGATCACACTGCGCGACCAATTTGCCATGGCTGCTATGTCTGGTGATTGGGCGGCTTAGTCTGAAGCAATGCGCGAGTTTACGGACGACACCAAGCAGGAGTTTTTGCAACTTCGCGCAACGTTGTATTACCGAATGGCATCGGCCATGATGGAAGCACGGAAGGAGGCACCATGAGCGAAAAGAGCGACCTGCGGGAGAGGGCGAGTAAGTTGGTGAAGTAAATTTATCTTGACAATTTCTACTATAGTAGTAGAAGCTATTTCCCATTAAAAGACATTCTCGCGGTGGGCGGGGATGTTCCAAGTCCGATAGCCACAATGGAGCGCATCGGCGATGGATCAGAAACGATCCAAAAACAAAGGCAGGAAAGAGGGGACATCTCCGGGCGGGGGGTCCCCTTCTGCCGTTGAAGAAGAAAAACCTTTCCTTTTTGATCCCTCCCTCCCCTTAGAGAATGAGCGGCACGAGCGGTTCGTCCTGGAACTGCTCGCGTACAAGTCACAGACTCAAGCCTACCTTCGAGCCTATCCCAATTCATCTTATGATTCCGCTCGTAATTCCGCGTCCGACCTCATTGCGAATCATTGCGTGAAGGAACGACTCGAATATCTCCGCGAAGAACAGAAGACTCGCTGCAAAATGACCGCTGATGAAGTGCTCTTCGGGCTCACTCTCGCGGCTCGTTTTGATCCTGCCGATTTGTATCGTCCCGACGGGTCGATGATCCCTATTACCGAGCTACCTCCAGAAGTGCGCCAGTGCATCGAGAAGGTTGAATTCGATGAGATATACATGGGCGAAGGCAAGGACCGGAAGGTTATCGGGCGGACGGGTAAGGTCCAGGCAATGAGCAAGAAGGCGGCATATGAGCTGCTTGGGAAGGCTCACAAGCTGTTTACGGATAAGGTTATTCACGAGCACAAGTTCAGCCTTGAAGACATTCTCGCCGGAGATACTTCAGAGGTGGCGAATGAGAATTAAGGTTGGTCGCGTTGAGGCTACTTTTTGGGTGTGGATCGCTCTCATCGGTCTTTTTGGGAGTGCCCTTACCTCAACTCTTGCATTTGTAGCTTTTATCTGGAGCCTGTCATGAGTTCCGCGCTTGCTCGGGCTAGTTCCCGAATCAGATCCTGGAGGGAAAACCCCGCTCAGTTTGTCCATGAGGAATTCGGGGATAATCCGGACGAGTGGCAAGTCGAGGTGCTTAACGCTCTTGGTGGTGGGCATCAGCCCGTTCGTCGCGTAGGAATGAAGGCCTGTACAGGCCCAGGTAAGACTCGCGTTCTCGGGTGGGCTGGCTGGCACCGGCTCAGTTGTTTTGGAGGGAAGGGAAAGCATCCAAAAGGCGCTGCGCTGGCAATCACCAAGGATAATCTCAAAGACAACCTGTGGCCGGAACTGATAGGGCTTAGGCAGAAAAGCGAATATTTAAAAGCCGCTTTCACTCCAACCAAAGAGCGCATTTACGCGAATGATCATCCCGAAACCTGGTTCCTATCCGCTCGTTCCTTTGCCAAAGATGCAGACGCTGACGCGATAGGACGGGCGCTCTCTGGGCTGCATTCTCCCTTCCCCTTCATCCTTCTCGACGAGATCGGGGATATGCCGGTCGCAGTGGGTCGGACTGCCGATCAGATATTCACCGGATCACCTATCGACGCGGTTATTCTGGCGGCCGGCAACCCGACGAGCGTCAATGGCCTTCTCTATCAGATATGTACGAAGCTGCGGGAAAGCTGGAAAGTGGTCACGGTTACCGCGGATCCTGACGATCCAAAGCGTACGCCGCGGGTGAGTGCTGAACTGGCTCGGGCTCAGATCAAGGAATTCGGGAAAGATAATCCGTGGATCATGGCGACGATTCTCGGGCTGTTTCCTTCCGTTGGGTTCAACAATCTGATAGGCGTCGAAGATGTTGAAACGGCGATGAAGCGGACCTACCACGAGGAGGATTATTCCTTTGCTGCGAAGATCCTCGGGGTCGACGTTGCCCGGGAAGGAGATGACCGCTCGACTATCTGCCCGCGTCAAGGGCTTGTATGCTTCAGGCCGAAGATCTTTCGGAACATTCGCGGTAACGTCCTGGCCGGCTACATCGCACAGGCTGAGGACAAATGGGGCGCGGACGGAACAATCGTTGACGGCACCGGGGGCTATGGTTCAGGCGTCATTGATGCTGGCTTCACCATGGGGCGCAGCTGGTTTGACTGCCAGTTTTCCGGAAAGGCGTTCAATCCTAAGTTTGCCAACAAACGAGCGGAGATCCTTTTCCTCTTTGCCGATTGGATTGTCAAAGGTGGCGCCCTCCCCTATCTGCCGGAACTGCTCCGGGAACTGACCGGCATCACGTACACCTTCCAGGGTGATCAATTCCTTGTCGAGCCGAAGAAGATCATTAAGGCGCGGCTCGGGGTATCAACTGACTTGACGGACGGATACGCGACAACTTTTGCCTTTCCGATAGTGCCGAAACCGAAGATCCCCGCGAATATCCACATCGGGGCAAATGGCGAATATGATCCGGTCGCTCGTGCTGCCGAACAAATGCAGAAGGCAGGGCGCGGCGATTACAACCCTTTTGATGAGAGGAGATAGACGATGAAGTATTTCTCTGGCGTGGCAGTGGTGACTTGCAGTTCTTCGCCTCCCTCCCCTCCCCCTCCGGCGCCTCCGCCTCCTGAAGAACAAGACGCGGGAGTCGTTGCATCCAGGGACAATGAACGGCGTCGTCGTCGGGCTGCGGCAAGCAATACGTTTCTCACGGCAAGCACAGGCGCTGCGGCTGCTCCTGCGATGGTCGGCACAAAAACATTACTCGGGCAATAACAGGACTATTGGTTCTTCTACTGTAGGAGAAAGCGGACATGAAATCAGAGAATCAGGAAATAGTTGAAAAGATCAATTCCCGGAAGGGTTCTCTCCGTCTGGAACGCTCCTCTTTCATTACTCACTGGCAGGAGATAACCCGGTACATCTCTCCTCGTTCGGCGCGGTATCTAAGGACCGAGCGCAATCGCGGAGAGAAGGTGCACCAGGAAATCATCAACGAAACGGGGACCATCGCCTCCCGGACGCTCGAATCCGGAATGATGGCGGGGATGTCCTCTCCTGCTCGTCCGTGGTTCATGCTCGGACCTCCAGATCCTGGGATGAAAGAATTTGGACCGGTGAAGGAGTGGATCGATTTTGTCACGCGGACGATGCGGGACACCTTTTCACGCAGCAACATCTATTCGGTGCTGCCGAAAGCATATGGTTCCCTTGGGGACTATGGGACTGCGGCATTTGGACTGCTGGAGGATGACAAGGAAATCGTTCGGGCGTACCCCTTCCCCGTTGGCTCGTACTGTCTTGACTGCAACGACCGGATGACCGTTGACACCATTTACCGGGAATACTCGCTCACGGTGCGGCAAGTCGTCGAGAAGTTTGGAGTAGAGAACGTTTCAATTGCCGTTCGCAACCTGTGGGACAAGGGCAATTACGGAGTATGGATTCCGATCGTCCATGCTGTCGAGCCAAATTTTGCAGCGCAACCGGGGAAGATGAACTCTCGGGATAAGGCTTTTCTCTCCGTCTATTACGAGGAGGGAGGCGACAGGAATCAAGCTCTCCGCGTCATGGGCTTCGACGAGTTTCCTGCTCTAGGTCCCCGCTGGTCGGTGAACGGCGAAGATGTTTATGGGACCAACTGTCCCGGAATGCTGGCGCTCGGGTCGATTAAGGGTTTGCAACTGCTGGAGCGCAGGAGTTACCAACTAGGAGACAAAATTGTCAATCCTGCCATGAATGCCGACGCAACACTTCGCAACACTGGAATGGATCTCCTACCGGGTGGAAAGAACTGGGTCCCAGGAATGAGCCAGACCGGGAATCCCGGCATCCGGCCTATACATGAGGCCGATCCTCGGGGGATTCAATGGTTTGAAGCAAAGATCAGGGAAGCGGAGAACCGCATCCGTCGAGCCTACTACGAAGATCTCATGCTCATGCTGGCTCAGTCCGACAATCCGCAGATGACGGCGCGGGAAGTCGAGGAGCGGCATCAGGAGAAGCTGCTCGTCCTGGGTCCGATGATGGAGCAGCAGAATGACGACCTATTTGATCCGCTCATTGACCGGACGTTCAACATCATGCTCCGCCGCGGGATGTTCCCCCCTCCTCCTCAGGAACTTCTTGGAAAACCTCTCCGCGTTGAATACGTCTCGATCATGGCACAGGCTCAAAAGCTTATCGGTGTCGCTTCAATTGAGCGATTCATCGGGTTTGTCACAAACATGGCCGCAACGACTCAGCGCTTTGATCTGCTCGACAAGGTGGATTTTGATCAGACTATTGACGAGTACGGGGACATGACCGGAGTGTCGACAAAGATCATCGTCCCAGACGATGTTGTTGCCGGGAAGCGGGATCAACGCGCACAGGCTGAACAGGCTCAGAGAGTGGCTGAGACCATGCCGGCAATGCAGCAGGGAGCACAGGCAGCAAAGGCGCTGAGTGAAACAGACATGGAAGGCGTGAATGCTCTGACTCGCCTTATAGGTGGCGCATGACAGCCGAAGAGCAGCTTCAACAGTATCTTTTACAGAAAAGTGCGTCTGCAATACTGGATCACGTCGCAGAAGAGGACCCTCATTCTCAGTACACAACCGAGGACGAGGCATCGTCTTTAGCTCCAGTGCAAAGCGTAAACAATGAAACAGGAGACGTTGTAACCACTTTAGACAAGGTCACGGAACAAGGCGCAAATTCTTCTCGGTTAATTTCTTGCGGTGGAAAAGTGGCGCTTACTCCTGATGGGGGCATCGCTGTACTACTCACAAACAAAACCGGAGCACCCTCGGTAAAAGGCGAAGTTGTCACAGTAAACACCACGGTCAGCAGTGCTGTTGAAAAAATCGTTGTAGATAATCCGAACCCTATTGGAGTTTTTTACGAGTCAGACGTTGCTGATGGTTTGGGCGCATGGGTTGTGGTATCCGGGATAGCAGACGCCTATTTTGTGGGCGACACAGCTCCAGGGCATATAGCAAGAGGCTTCTTAGGTGGCGATTCCGGATATGTTGTGGGCCAGGTCATGTCAGAGGTTTATCCGGTTGCTCCATTTGCCTCTGATAAGCATTTCTACGAAATAGGTCATGTACTAGAGAGTCGAGTCGGACCCGGATTAGCAAAAGTGGTACTCCATTTCAACTGAGAGGCGACATGGATAGAAAAGAGACAATAAATTTTCTCCGACGCGAGCAGGAGATTGGAGATTTGAAGAAAGTCATGGAGACGCCAGAGGGCCGTCGGTTTATCTGGCGGATTCTTGGGGAGGCCGGAGTTTTCCGGTTGTCATTTGTAGCTGGATCTCCAGACGCGACATTTTTTAACGAGGGCGCTCGGAATAACGGACTCACTCTCCTGAACGAGATTATGACCGAAGTTTCGGGAAGTTTCCTCTTAATGCAAAAGGAGGCAATTGAACATGAAGAGAAACAGCGAGCTTTGCAAAACAGACACCGGGAGGAGACTGATTTTTCTGCTGGCTACGGCGGTCTTGACGACTCCGGGGGAAGGTGAAGGAGAAGGCGCAGGGGGAGAGGAAGAAGGGTCAGGCGGCGAAGGTGCGTCCGAAGGTTCTTCTACAGGAAAAGAAGGGGGTGAGGTAGATCTTACCACTCTATTCCCCGCTGAAATGGTCGAGGCTCGAAAGGCGGAACTTGCTGCAGCCAAAGCGGAAGAAGATCGTCGAGCGGCACTTACTGACGAGCAACGGGCGGAAGAGGATCGGGTCAAGACGGAGGAGGCAGCAAAGAACCAGGTTCCTGAAGAGTACGCGGACTTTACCGTCGAGGAAGGCGTCATCATCGACGCGGATCTTCTCGAAGAATTCAAGCCTCTGGCGAAGGAACTCGGGCTCACACAGGAGAAAGCTCAGAAGCTTATCGACCTATCAGCAAAGCACAATCAGAAGATCATGGACGGCATTCTCGCAGCTCACGAGCAGCGTAAAGCGTCATGGCTCGAAGCAGCAAAAAAAGATCCGGAGATCGGCGCGGATATCAGCTTGTTTGATGACAAAGATCCGGAGTCGGTCAAAAAGTCCGTCGCCTTCCGTGCATTCAACACGATTGCTGCCGGGGCTCCAGGACTCAAGGCAATGGTTGATGAGCTTGGAATAGGCAACCATCCGGAGTTTCTTCGCGTGTTCCATCGCATCGGCAAGAACATGAGGGAGGACACTTTCGAGCAGGGCAAGGGCGGCGGAGGTGGAGAGAAGACCATTGCTAAATCCCTGTGGCCGGGAATGAATTAATCCACTTTGAAAGGAGGGAAACGGTTTTATCAGTGACAGTAGCAGGAGGACCGAAACCATAAATCAAGTGAAAGGAGTACAACAGATGAAAAGAAAATTTGTCATGGGAGCGGCTATCCTGACTACCACAGCCGCTGGTGCAACCGCTCTAACTCTCGCAGATTGGGCAAAGCGACTTGATCCGGACGGGAACGTTCCCAAGGTTATTGAGATGCTTTCTCAGAAAAACGAGATCCTCGAAGATATGCTCTTCGTCGAGGGCAACCTTCCGACGGGTCATCGTTCGACCATTCGGACGGGGCTTCCTGAAGCAGCATGGCGGAAGCTGAACTACGGGACTCCGCAGTCCAAATCTCAGACCGTCACGGTTGACGACAACTGCGGCATGCTGGAAGCTCGGGGGCAGATTGACCTGAAACTTGCTGCTCTCAACGGCAATTCCGCAGCGTTCCGCCTGTCCGAAAACTCCGCCTTCCTGGAGGCAATGAATCAGGAGATGGCGGAAGCGGTCATCTATGGCGACACCGATGTCGATCCTGAAAAGTTCCTCGGCATGGCTCCGCGGTTCTCTGACATCGGGGCCGGCGCTCCGTCCAATGCCGTGAACATCATCGATGCCGGCGGCGAAGGGTCCGACAATACCTCCATCTATTTTGTCGCATGGGGAGAGGATACCTGCCACGGCATATTCCCAAAAGGATCGAAAGCCGGGATTGTCCACCAGGACCTTGGCGAAGGCGATGCTTTTGACGCAGCCGGGAATCGCTTCCGGGCGCTCATGGATCTTTGGCAGTGGGACTGCGGACTTGTGGTCCGGGATTGGCGGTATGTCTCCCGCATCTGCAACATCGACGTTCCGCTCATCAGGACCGATGTCCCCTCCATGAAGGCGCTGCTTAACTTCCTGGTGGATGCAGAAGAGCGCATTCAGGACATGAACACCGGCAAAGTAGCTATCTACTGCAACCGTACTATCCGGGCGGCTCTCCGCAAGGCAATCATCGAGAAGCTTTCCAACAACCTGACGGAAGAAACCGTAGCCGGCAAGCGGGTTACCATGTGGAACGGGATTCCTGTTCGCATCGTGGACAAGATCCTGTTGACTGAGACTCGCGTTGTTTAACCTGCGATTCTACTACCGTAGAAGAAGGGGCCGCTCTCTCCGGAGGCGGTCCCATAACCAAACAAAGAAGGGAGTAAAGACCATGTTACGAAAACTGAAGCTCTTCCTTGCGGGAGCGATCATCACGACCATAATCGACAAGTTTAACGAGTTCTCCGACGCTCAAGCATTCACGACCGGGGCGAATACATCCACGTTCTCGTTCGACACTCACGGCGCGGACATTGGCTCCGGCGAGAATCTGTATCTCGTCATTCAGTGCGATGTTACTTGCACGTCGAATGGCGCGGCAACTGTCGCCTTTGCCTATGTCGAGGACGACAATGCGGATCTTTCGACTGCTACCGTTCTGCACGAGACGGCTGCAATCGGCAAAGCAACGCTTGTCGCCGGGTACCAGGTGCTCAAGATGAAGATTCCCGCAAACACGAAGCGATATGTGGGGGTTACTTACACCGTCGCAACCGCAGACCTGACTGCCGGGAAGTTTTCCGCGTTCCTCTGCAAAGACATCACGGACGCAAAAACCCGGATGTATCCGGCTGGCTATACCATTTAACGAATGACGGGAAGGAGGTAACTCATGCCGTTTTATAAAGCAATCAAAAGAGGATGGGACGGACGGCGCATCCGCAAGGAGGGCACGGTCTTTTGGTTTGATGGTCCGAAAGGGTCATGGATGGCGGAATGTGACCCGGCAGGCAACATCAAGGCCGGAGAAAAGGACCTTGTCCCTCAGCGCGATGTCCGGGCGGGAGCAAGCAAGTCGACGGGAAAATCGCGGAACGAACTTCGGGATCAACTCCGGGAGCTGAAGATCAGCTTCCCAGCAACCGCCGGCGCCGTGCAACTGGCGGAACTGCTCCGTCAACATCAGGAAGGCGAGCCGGTCGAACCGAAGGCAGCGGCAGAAGGAGAGACAGTAACTCCTGAAAGCGGCACCAAAGGGACCAGCGACACGGACGTAATTTAACCCGCTTAGGCGGCATTCTTCACGGAAGGAGAGACAGCATGAAGAAGCTCAACGTTTACACCTTGCTGGCTGTTGTGGCAGCGCTGCTGATGACGTGCGCTCTTGCATTTGGTCAGGGCAAGGCTGAAAGGTACGGAGACGACAAAACTGAAGCGGTGGATGGATTCGCCGTCAGATCTATTACTCACTATGCCCACACGAAAGCAAACGTAACGGTCCCCCTAACTGCTACTGGCGCTTCTGCAGTAACCAAGTTCTGCGCCTTCTGTACCAAAGCGCTGACGGTCATGATAAACGGCACTGGAGATGCCCGGACGATCCCCGCAAACACCGATTATTGCCGAACGGTCAGAAGGGGGGTGACTTCCCTTGTATTTGGGGGAGCATCCTCAGCCTCGACAAACATTCAATTTGAGCGCGGTTATTAAGTTTTTTACCTGTTGATAGAACGCCGGGGCTTTCCGGTTCCGGCGTTTTCTTGAGCAGGTAAACAAAGCGGAGAGGGGAGGCGAATTATGGGGGGTGCGGCTGATGAGCATAAATGCGCGAAGGAATATGAATTCGGTGAAATATCGACGACTCTCAGATTTTTCCAAGATGCAGAAATGCGGCGGGAAAAACGCGACGAGAAGATGCTTGAAACAATGGAAACTATCGCGGCACAGGGAGCAACGATTCAGTCCCATGCAGAAACCTTAGCTCGTCATGACAAATCCCACAGGGAAGCATTCTCCCGCATTCGCAGCCTTGAATCTCCAATAGGCCGTCTCTTCATGGGGAAGAAAGGTCCGTACATCCTGGCCGTGCTTGTCGTCGGTTTCCTGGTGGGGCTCTGGACGAATCACGAGGCAGTTGCAAAGCTGGCGGTGAAGGTTGTATTCGGATAAATCACAAACAGACGGAGGTATTCAATGAAAACGTTATTCTGTGCCATTGCTTTTGTTGTCGTATCAGTAGCCACCTTGTATGCTGGACCTCTCACTTACCCTCTACAAAGTACCGGGCCGGTTCTCCACGGAGGCGACGGAGTACCGCTCCAGGTGTTTACTCCCAAACCGTCAACATTGAAAAACTCAACCATCACCGGGACAAAGGGATACGTCAATCATTCAACCGCAACAAAATCGGCGGCAACAAAATGGACTTGTACCGACGCGACAGGAACCAGCAAGCCGTGCAAAGTGTATCCCAACGGCCAGAGCGCTTATATAAACTCTCCAACAGGTGAAGGGGTCAGGGGCAATCATCCTGATGTAACGTTCTGGAGATTTGGGAAGTATTCCTCTGCTACCTCGGAGACTCTCATAGTTACCAGTGAACAACAAAAGAAGTGAGGGGCGACATGAGAACACTTTTATCAATCATCCTGCTCATCCTCATCACCGGCAACGCCTGGGGTGGCGCCATCACCTCCGCACAATCCGGCAACTGGTCGGATACTGCAACGTGGACAGGGGGGTCTGTGCCAGGAGATGCGGATACAGCCACCATAGCTACCGGTCACACGGTCACGGTTGCCTCTGGCGATACTAGAGTAATTGCCGGTATCACCATCTCTGCGTCAGCCGGAACTGGCGGAACCTTAAATGTCTCTGGCGATTTAACATCTACCGGCAACATAACTGTAACCTCATCGGGAGCTACTGTTGATGTAAAGCCAGGGGGCATACTACGTTTAAAGGGTGGCGCAGCCGGTAGGCCCTTACTGACAGAAGGGGCGGGAACAACCTATGCCTATATAAAAGCCTCCGGCACAGGATGGGGGGTCGGAGAGTTTGCCACAATAGATGGAATAGCTACAACTGCTGACCCTAACGATAACGGAGCAATCAGCGTAGCAGAACGGACGCAGTTAATTTTCAGCTATGTGAAACTGCTGAATTTGGGTGAAAACGCCAGTAATCTACATGGCGTTAATATAGTGCCAAAAGCAGCAGTCACCGGCCAGATTGTAAGGATGTCAAACGTATTGCTCGACGGCTGCGGCACCATGAAAATATCAACTCCGTTGGCAGATACTGAAATAAATCTCAGTGGCGTAGATATACGCAACTCTATCGCATACAGCGCCAGCGGCCCATTGTGGATGGATGGATCAACAGCAAAAGACGTTGGAGCTACCAGAAGCCTCATCAATGTTACATATTACGGAACAGTTACGGCTCGGGTGTTTACTACTACTATGGCCGATTTGTCAGTTAGTAATTTGTATCTCTACAACGCGCATATAGACGCAAAAGCCAATTTATCAACACCATCGCTGGCTTTAAACAGACAGACATACGACAAGGTTGCTTTGCTGCGAGACATACCAGTTACTGGTTGGACCGGCATTGCAACCAAGGACCGTCAGAGCATGACAATCAGCAACTCTTTGTTCCTGGTGGATACAGTCATAAATCCCCATTACATTGCAGCCGATAGAAGCGCGATAATTGACGGAGCCGGGAACGGGCTGGTTGCTGACGGAAATATTTTCACTGGCATAAACACACCTGCCGGTGATTATGGCGAAGGTGTGGTAAATGGGTACGCAACGATAAAAAACAACATCGGGCTGGCAGGGATAGGCGCTTTAGTCGGCGGCACCCAAGCTGCTGACACTGATATAGACGTAATCAACAATACTGTCGTTGGCGCAAAATCCAGTTTAATTCAGACAGGTGAGACCTCAGCGCCAGCAACTATGTTGAAAATTGTCAAAAATAACTTCATGGGATGGGACTCGGGCGAATCTCCTGCAACTGCCGGCATCCATCGGCAGGCTAATCAAGCACAGACCCAACTGGTGTTAGATTATAACGCTTCGTATCTCAACACCACTGCGGGGAACCTGGATTACCCGGTAGGACATACTCACGCAGCAAATCAAAACAGCTATATGGGCGCGGAAGGTGGTGGGGTAGCCTGGATCAGCGGTCAAACTTTTGGTGCTGACTATGCCACGCATGACCGATACGGTGACCCATTGTTTGCCAATAAAAACATTACAGTTTTATCTGCCTGTGGTGACGCGGCCACAACTGCTGTGTGTGCTCAACGGCTCGTTTCCATAAACGGATGGGATCATAGTAGTCCGGCGCAAAGGGTCACCTCGTCAGAGTACACACTGGCGGCTGTTTTATCCAACATACGTTCAGCACTCAAACCAACAGCGTCGTTTATGGCCACTGGTGATCCATTGTTGGCAAATACCTACATCGGCGCGGTGCAGCCGGTGGCGGCTGGTGGTGTTACTGTAGGTCGCCCTTACCGCAGTTTTTGCCCCAACCTTAACCTAGAGTTATAAAGGAGTACCGCACATGGCAAAAGACGACGTATCAATCGGCAATCTGACGCTTTCCCGAATAGGTATCACGTTGAAGATTGACTCTTTTGATCAGCGGGTCAAGGAAGCAACCGAACTAAAGAACGTATTTGAAGAGACTCGGGATCGGGTTCTTTCCGCTGCTCCCTGGCCGTTCGCTCGGAAGTTGGAAACGCTGCAGCTTACCGGGGCGACTCCTCTCAAGTGGGCATATCGCTATCAATATCCGAACAACTGCATCGCGGTCCGGGCGATTCATCCTCCTATCGGCGCCGGCATGTCGAAAGAATCCTATCGGCGGTCCCTGAGTCAAAACAAGATCCCTTTTGAAGTTGAAATTGACAACGACGATTCACAGACCATTTGCACCGATCAGGAAAACGCGATCATCGAGTTTACCGTTCGGGTGACAAATCCAATGCGGTTCAATGCAAGCTTCACTTCCTGCTTTGCATGGGCTCTTGCTGCTGAAGTTGCTCTTCCTCTGGCGAAGGGTATCGATTACGCAAAGAATGCAGCGGCAGCATACGAGAAGGAGCTTTTGGAGGCATCGGCGCGAGCGTTCAATGAAGAGCTTACGCCTGAACCTCCCGATTCTGAATTTGTCAGGGCTCGGCTCTAAGGGGGATCCATGACGGCAATAGCGCAACCTTCATTTACCACTGGCGAGCTTTCCCCTTCTCTTCAGGCCCGGGTCGATCTGGCTCGATATTATACGGGGCTGAGAACGTGCCGAAACTTTGTTGTTCGTCCGTACGGTGGAGTCATGAACCGATCGGGGACGATCTTCTGTCTGGAGGTGAAGGACTCAACAAAGAAAGTCCGCCTCGTCGAGTTTATCGTTTCGTCTACGCAGGCATACATTCTTGAAGTTGGTCCGCTCTATACCAGATTCATCAATGCCGGTGCATACGTCAAGGTTGGCGGGGTTCCTGTCGAGGTTGCGACTCCGTACTTGGAAGATGATCTCGCTCTCCTTAAGTGGGTTCAGTCCATCGACGTTCTGACCATCTGTCATCAAAACTACAAACAGCGGCAATTGAGCCGGCTTTCCTCAACGTCCTGGAGCATGACGGAATTTGCAAACGTCGAAGGACCTTTTCAGGAGATCAACGTCGACACGTCGAAAACGCTCTATGCCAGCGCAGTAACCGGCAACGTGACAGTAACGGCAGCAGTGGACATCTTCACGGCGGACATGGTCGGTCAGATGCTTTACATCGAACAGGCACCAGACCATGTAACGAGTAAGTGGGAAGTGGCAAAAGCGATGGTAGTCAACGACGTTCGTCGGGCGGGGTCGAATTACTACCAGGCGCTGACTTCAGGTACAACGGGAACGGTTCGACCGGAGACGGTTGACGGCACGGAGCGGGACGGAGATCCGGGCGTTACCTGGCAGTATCTTCATAATGGATTTGGCATTGTTAAAATTACTGGCTTCACTTCAGCAAAGATTGTTACCGGTACCGTGCTCGTTCGACTTCCTGATTCCGTGCTGACTGAGACACAGGTCCGCAACGTAACCGGCGTCACTGCTTACGATCCGGATATAGAGGCGGCAAGCGGCGACGAATACGCTGTTGTCGAGATCCTTGCTCATGGGTTCCAGACGGGCGACTCGGTAACGTTTGCAGCCGTGGGCGGGTCGGTGGAACTCAACGGAGTGAATCAGGTCGTTGTTATCGATGCAAATCACGTCCGGGTAAATGTCGAAGTGACTAATGCCTACACTTCAGGCGGTACGGCAACGCGGACCTTGACCGCGGTTCCTACTTACAAATGGGCGCTGGAAGCGTGGGGTGGGGATCAGAAGTATCCGACGACGACGACGTACTATCAGCAACGACAGATATTCGGCGGGACTGCCGGACTGCCGCATACGGTCTGGATGTCACGGAGCGGCGGGTTCCTGGATTTTGGCCGGTCGATTCCTGAAATGGATGATGACGGCATTACCTTTGCTGTCGTCTCTGAGAAGCTGAACGAGATTCGGCATTTTGTCCGCATGAAAAACTTGATTGCGCTCACGTCCGAAGCGGCATGGATGATCACGAAGGAGCAGGGAAACCGGATACCGATCACCGATCCGCAAGAGGACGGCGGGGCTTCTCACGTTCGACCGCTGAAGATTGGCAAGAAGGCTATCTATGTCGAGGCAAACGGGAGCGCGATTCGTTCCCTTGGGTACGAATTCAGTTCCGATGCCTACGAAGGGATGGATCTCACAATGACCGGCTCACATCTCTTCGATGGGCGGACGGTTGTTGATTGGGCATATCAGAAGAATCCTTTCCGGTGCGTTTGGATTGTGCTCGACAATGGCGCACTGCTCGGCCTGACGTATCTTCCAGATCAAGAGGTCATCGGCTGGCATCGGCATGACACGGACGGTGGCTATTTTGAATCCGTCGCGTGTATTCCTGAAGGCAGCGAAGATGTCGTGTATGTCGTCGTCCGTCGGCTGGTAAATGGAACATGGAAGCGCTACATCGAGAAGTTTGCTTCCCGGATGTTCACGGACATTAACGATGCTTTCTTTGTCGATTCCGGGCTCACGTATGACGGGCGGGCAGCTGGCGCCGGGGTGACATTCACCTTGTCCGGTGGGACGGGATGGACTCACGAAGAATCGCTCACGTTCACGACAGCAACGAATTTCTTTGTTGGCGCCTCCGACGTGGGGGACATGATCGTTCTGCATGATGCCAGCGGCGAAGCTCTTCGACTGACAATCCTCGGTTACACGTCGGCAAAGGTTGTAACGGTATCCGCAAACCGGACGGTGCCCGCCGAATTCAGGGCCATGGCATCGACCGGCTTTCAGGTGGCGCGGGACACCTTTACCGGATTGGATCACCTGGAAGGGGAAACCGTTTCAATCCTGGCGGACGGTAATGTCGAGACTCAGCAGGTTGTAGCAAACGGCTCTTTTGCACTGGCGAATCCGGCAATTGTGGTGCATGCAGGGTTGCCGATTGAAGCGGACATCGAAACGCTTGACATCAACGTTCAGGGTCAGTCGATACAGGACCGGGTAAAAAACGTGAAGAGCGTCACGCTGCTGGTTGAGAAAACACGCGGTCTTCTTGCTGGTCCTGATGCCGATCACCTTCTTGAATACATGCCGGATATGTCCGGGGAATATGACATGCCGGTCGAACTGAAGACAGGCGCCATAGAAATGAACATCATTTCGGATTGGTCAAAAGGGGGACGGGTGCTCGTGCGACAGAGCGATCCCCTCCCCGCTTCTATCCTGGGGGCAATTCCGGAGGTAACCATCGGTGGGTAAAAAAGCGCAGATCATAACGGCGCTGCCGGAGCATATCGGGCCGATAGGTCAGAACGTGCGTGAAGCTGACAAACTCGAATTTGCGGCAAACATGCGGACAGCTGAACAGGTTATGACGGCAGGGCTGAAGATCTCAACGGTGGCATGGACCGGACTTGTCGACGACGTGCCGGTCTGCATGTTTGGAGTGGCGCCGGCTGGTTCAATCTTCATTGCGGAATATGGTCGACCGTGGATGGTGGGGACACGGCTTCTCGATGACGTTGCTGTTCTCTTTCTCCGTCGCTGCCGGGGTCAGATCAAGGAAATGCTCGACTTGTATCCGGTGCTTTCTAATTACGTGGCTGCTTCCAATACTCAGGCTATCCGCTGGTTGCGGTGGCTTGGCTTCAAGGTATCCGATTTCCCTGTACCGATGGGAATCCGGGCCGTTCCCTTTCTACATTTCGAGCTTCGGAGGTAAGGCATGAAAAAGTTTATCTGTGGACCAGCTGTTATGACGTGCGAGCCGGCAACAATCGCAACTATTGCAGCGGTCGCGGCAACCGTCGGAGCTGGAGTCTCGGCCTATTCGCAGTATGAAGCAGGGCAAACACAAAAGAAAGCCGGAGAGTACAACGCTGAGATAGGCCGGCAGAAAGCACAAGACACATTGCAGCGGGGAGCGATTGACGCGGCAAACAAACGGACTCAGGCGCGAAAGGTGGCGGCTGCACAGGCAGAAGGCGCGGCAATGTCGGGGGTGGCGCTGGACTCGGGTACTCCGCTTGCGCTCCTTACCGAAACGGCAGGGCTAGGGGAACTGGATGCGATGAGGATCAGGAACAACGCCTTCCGGGAAGCGTACGGCTACAAGGCACAGTCGGAACTAGATATCTACCAGGGGAAGGCGGCGGGACGGGCGGGGACTCTCAATGCAGGGGGGACGTTCCTTTCTGGTGCGGCATCCGGGGCAAGTTCTTATTATGGGATCATCAATGCAAAAGCGGCATAAGGGGGAACAATGAAAAGGATTTCCTTTAAATACGGAGCGGCGGTCCTGACAACGCCTCAAGTCCCGCGTTATGTCGAATCGGTCGAGAATGCGCCGATCCAGACGCCTAGGACTCAGGGGCTTGGGCCGGAAGCGTTCGGGGCGGGGCTTGGTCAGGGGCTGCAACGGGTGGGTAATATCGGGCTTGACCTGGCGAAGCAGGAGCGGGACAAGGCTGTCCGGACGATGACCATTGAGGGGCGGACAAAAATTAATCAGAGGGAAGTGGATCTTCTTTATCATCCGGAAAACGGCGCTTTGGCGAAAAAAGGGAAGAACACTTTCGGCATAGAAGAACCGACGCTAAAAGCTTTTGATGAATCCATGGCGAAACTTGAGCAGGAAATGACGGCTCCTGAAGCAAGGGACGCTCTCAAGCTGTTCGGGCAACAGCGGAGGGTAGAGATCCAGAAGCAAATTCAGCGGCACGTCTCCGGGGAAACCAGGGCGTATGCTGAGGAAACGAATAAGGCAAGTTTGGAGTCGACGCTTAACAACGTCATGACCTTCTACCAAGATCCGGACCGAGTCGAGCAGGAACGTAAATTCGGGCTGGGCGTCATTATGTCTGACACGAACAATAAGGGACTCCCTCCGGAAGCGGTCAAGATGAAGGCCGCTACGTGGGAATCTATGGTTCACCGGGGAGTGATTGAACGGATGTCGGTCGACTCTCCATCGAAAGCGAAGGAGTATTTCGAGAAGAACAGGGATTGGCTGCTTCCTACCGATGCGGCGAAGATCGAAGGAACGCTCAAGCCTCTTGTTTCAAAACAGGCCGGCATGGATACGGCGCTTGAACTGGCAACAAAGTTTCAGGGCTCTACAGATCCGGCATCAATTCAAACGTTGGAAGCTGAGGCGCTGAAGGAAGCGCGGACCAGGCTGAAGTCAGATCCGGACGCTCTCAACATTGCAGAAACGCAGATCGGACAAATGGCAGCGGAGCGGGTCCAGCTTATCAAGGCTGAGAAAGAACAGGCGGCGGCTCCAGTGCATAAGCGTATTGCTGAAATTCGCCTCAAGAACGGCATACCGAAACTTTCTGATATTCCCGCTGAAGAGTGGGCGACGCTCATCGAAAAGAATCCGGAGGAGGCGGGACAGATACAGACGGCACTCAGGACGGAGCGGGAACATGCGGACGACCGGAAACGAGCGGAGCAGGATCGGCGGGAAACGAAAGCGACGGTTGAGTCAATCACAACTTGGGGGATGCTGAAAACGAACCCGGCACTTCTGCAGCAAACGAATCTGGACAAGCTTCTTTCTACCGGTAAGATCACGAAGACTCTTTATTCGGACCTCATCACCGATCAGCTTGCAATCAAGCAGGGCAAGGGGGAGCAGGAGGCAAAGATCCTCTCGAACAAGGCAGCGGTCGACGTTGTCCTCTCGGCGGTGGACATCAACGACAAGGATGATCCGGACAAATACATGAAGTTTTACGAGTCGTTGAACGGTCGGATGAAAACGTTTGAAGCAGAGAACGGAGCGAAACCGAAACAGGAGGATGTCATCAAGCTGGCGCGGGGACTCCTCGGGGAAGTGTCGCAAGATCGTAACTTCTGGCCGGTCGACAAGGATGTCCGGGTGTTCGAAGCAGACCCGGCAAAGGTGCGCGTACCTGGTGCGGACAGGACGGCAATCGTCAAGGCACTGAAGGCGAATAAACGACCGGTAACAGAAGAGAACATCCGGACGCTGTACCTGCAAGGCAAAGAGCGCAGCGGGAGGGGTAAATAATGGCCGATGATCTCTTTCCCGTCTATGACGAGATTTTGAAAAGTTCTCAGAAGATGGCGAATCCGCAACTTCGTGGTTCCCTCTACACTGCGGCGGACACGAGCCCGGATGAAGAGGCGCACTTTCAGAAGCTTTCCAAAAAGGTAGGCCTTCCAGTCGAGGCGCTTCGCGTGGATAGGGGGGCGGAGGCTCGTCGGCTGGCAACGGTGCAAGGCATCGAGCAACTTCCGCAAGATGCGCCGGCTGCGGCTGATTGGCTGGCGAATCAGGAGAACGCTGGACTCGCTCACGATGACACGGAAAATCTTTCCATGGCGGAGCGGCTGCTTACCTCTGCCGGTAACTTCCTGAGAAACGACATCCCGGCACTCGCCACAACGTACGGAGCACGTATCGGCGCGGGGTATCAAAAGTCATTTGGTGGACTCCTCCGGTTTATCAGCGAATCAGACGAGCCGATGACTACCCTTTACGGCGAAGAGCACGACAAACGGATGAACGCCTACTTTGCGGACCTGGCGCAGAAGGGGGCGAACATTGCGGCGGAGGGTCGGGGTATCGCTGCGGAGGTTGAGAAGGAAAAGCCTCTACGAAGTTATCCGGGAAAGATCCTCGGAAATGCGGTCGAAAGTATTGGCGCCATGGTTCCGGGGATAGCGGGATCGATTGCAACGCTTAATCCTGGGACGGGGCTCGTCATGATGGGCGCTCAGACGATGGGCGACACGTACGGGGAGAGTCGGGAGAAAGGGATCTCGATAGGCGACTCCACGGTCAATGCATCGATTCAGGGCGGCGTCGAGACGATGACGGAACTTCTCCCCTTCATGGCACTGACAAAGTTCTTCAAGCCGGGGAAGATGACAAAGAAGCTTGCAACCTATTACCTTGCGGACATTCCGGGCGAACACATAGCGACGGCGGTCCAGAATACGACAGGAAAGTATTTTGAAGAGGAGGATCCGGAGCGACGAAAACAGGCTGCAATCGACTATTTCTTTTCCGAAGAGCACGGTCAGGCTCAGATTGATACCTTTTTCACAACCATTGTCCAGGGCGCCATTATGACAGGCGCCTCTGCCGGCATTAACCGGGCCGGAGGGAAGCGGGAGAAAAAGGGAGGCGCGGACGATACGGTCGGGGGACTAGCGGCGGCAGCGGCACGGACGAACGCGGCAACGACTATGTTGACGAGCCTCGGGGAAATCACGTCAACGTCGAAACTGCGGGAACGTCTCCCGGAAAAATTCCGCGAATTCATCGAGAAGGCGAAAGCAGAAGGCGGCGTTGACAACGTCTATATTTCTGCCGATCAGTGGGCCACGTTCTGGCAGTCTCAGGGGGAGAATCCGGCAGAGAAGGCGGCTGAACTCGGGAACGATTTGCAGGAGTACAATCAGGCGCTGGCGGCTGGCGGGGATCTGGTCATTCCCTTCGAGGCATACGCGACGGAACTCGCTTCGACTGAATTCCATCAGGAACTTCTGAAAGATCTCCGGCTTCATCCTGGCGACATGACACAGCGGGAACTTGAAGAATGGGGCGGCAAGATGCCGGAGGACTTCGACTCCATGCTGAAGGATCTGGACAAGGAAGAAACGTCCGGGGACCGGAAGGTATATGAAGCGCTGCTAGGGGAACTCCTCGGGGTGGGACGGGAAAGGAGCACGGCAGAGCGGGAAGCAATGTTGTGGGGCTCGCGTTATCGTTCAAGGGCTGAACGGCTCGGTAAGGATGCGTGGGAACTGTATCAGGAGAATCCGGTCAGGGTGCGGCGTTCGATTCCCGAATTCATGACGCGGCGGGACTTTGTTGATACGTCGATTGATCCACTTCTCGACCGTCTCCGGGCTGGCGACATCCCGACAGAGAAGCAAGCCTTTGGGGACTCGCTCGTCGATTTCCTCCGGATGCAGGGCATACAGGATTCAGGCGGGGAACTGGCATCTCTTGGCGTCGATGAAGGGCTCCGTCCGTTTGAGCGGATGGTTCAGGATGCGGGGATCTCTCTCGACCGTGCCGGGGAGATTGCGGCGGAGTCGGGGTATTTTGCTGAACGTCCTTCCGTGAAAGATCTGCTTGACGCAATCGACAAGGAGCGCCGGGGCTCTCCTGTCTACTCCATGACACCACGAGACGAGACGGCAGCGGGTATCCGGTCGGACCTGAGGCAACTCCTGGAGTTTCTTGATTCAATGGGGATTGATCCGGCTGAGATGACAAACGATGAAATCAGGGGGATGCTGCAGGGAGCGACGTTCAATCAGGAAAATAAAACCTTTCTTGAAGGCAAACGCGGCTCTATCACCTTCGGACCAGGCTTCCGCAACATTGCACTTCTTGAAAAAGCAGACCTATCCACCTTCGCGCATGAATCCGGGCACGCATGGCTTGAGGAACTGAAGGAGGATAAGGCAGTCGAAGGCGCTCCGGAACAACTTCGGGAGGATTGGGAAACAATCGCAGCCTGGGCCGGCTTTGCGCCTTACGTTTCTTCTATTCCAGTAGAAGCTCACGAGAAGTTTGCTCGTGCTGTAGAAGCATATCTCATGGAAGGAAAGGCTCCATCCGTCGAGCTGCAACCGGCTTTCCAGCGGTTCAAGGCGTGGCTCGTCCGTATCTATCGCAGCATGAAGGGGCTGAATGTCGAGCTTACCGACGAGGTCCGGGGGGTGCTTGACCGGCTTCTCGCTACGGACGAGGAGATCAAACGGGCGGAGGAGCTACATTCATTTATGCCACTCTTCACCGATGCTGAATCTGCCGGGATGACACCGCGGGAATTCTCGGCCTATCGGAAGGAAGTCGAGAAGGCGCACAACGAAGCGGAGACTCGTCTCCAGCAGAAGCTTATGAAAGAGATCTCTCGGGAGCAAGAATCCTGGTGGAAAGAAGAACGGGCGAAGGTCCGGGCGGAAGTCGAGAAGGAGGCGAAGGAAGAACCTGCCTATATCGCCTTCCAGGTGCTGACTAACGGGAAGGACTTCGAGGGGCGTCCCGTCGAGGATGGTTTCAAACTGTCGAAAACCGATCTCGTCCGGATGTACGGCAAGGAATTCGTCAAGAAGCTTCCCCGCTCCTTCCGTTATCTCTACGCAAAAGAAGGCGGTCTTCATCCTGATGCAGTAGCTGAAGTGTTTGGCTTCTCCTCCGGCGACGAGATGATCAGGAAGATGGCGAACATCCCGCCGATGAAGCAATTCGTCGAGGCGGAAACAGATGTCCGGATGCGGCAGACATACGGGGACATGCTCAACGATGGGACGATAGCAGATGAAGCGCTCAAGGCGTTGCATTCCGACTATCAAGGGCAAGTGCTCAGGGCTGAACTCCGGGCGCTCAGACGCAAAGAAAGGGAAGTCAAGCCGTTTGTCCAGGCTGAAAAGGAAAAGGGCGAGAGTGCTCTTCAGCGGGAGAAGCGGGAACGTGATTATGAACGTCGCTGGATGGAAGCGGGTATTCCTCCCCTCGAAGCATTTCGCATGTGGGCGGCTCAAGCAATAGGAGCGAAACCGATCAAAGACATCAACATCGGCGTCTATGCCCGGGCCGAACAGAAGGCTGGGAAGGAAGCTTTTGCAGCGGCGGCAAAGGGCCAATTCGACAAGGCCGGCGAGATGAAGCAGAAGCAGCTGTTGAATCATTACCTCTACCTCGAAGCGGTCACGGCGAAGGAGGAATCAGAAAAGATCTATTCCTACGCGAAAAGGCTTGAAAAGCCGGCGTCTCAATCCCGTATCGGCAAGGCTGGCGGGGAATACCTCGAACAGATCAACGCAATTCTTGAACGGTACGAATTCAAGAAGCAAACGCTCGAAACGCTCGGGAAGCGTCAATCTCTCCTTGAGTGGGCGCAGCAACAGGAAGAGTTGGGACTTGAGCCGGCGATACCGGAAGAACTTCTTATCGATGCCGGGAGGCGCAACTACAAGGAGCTGACAATTGATGAACTCCGGGCGGTGCGGGACGCTCTCAAGAACATTGAGCATCTTTCGCGGGAAGTGAACCGGATAAGAATCGAAAACGAAGAGATTGAACTTGAGGAAGCGATCAACGAGCTTTCTTCTGCAGCAACGACGAACTTCGACATGAAGAAGATCCCGCTCGACAGGGAAACGAAAACATGGATCGAGAAACAGGCGGAGAATCTTTCCCGGCTTGACGCTTCCCTTCTCAAAGTCGAGCAACTTGTCGAATGGATGGACGGCGGTCGGATTGACGGGCCGTGGGCTCGGATGATCTTTCGTCCAATAGCTGCGGCTCAGTCTCGGGAGCAGGATCTTACTCTCCAGTATACGAAGAAGCTGATGGACATCTTCGAGGCATACGGCAAGGAAAAGGGCTCGGGGATGATGGACAAGGTTTTCCTCAATTCCCTAAACGAGTCAATCACCAAACAGGCGGCAATCGCGGCGGCTCTCAACGTCGGGAACGATTCAAACAGAAAAAAACTCCTCGAAGGGTACGGCTGGCAGGAATACAACCTTGACGAGATCCTTTCTTCTCTCGATGCGGCGGATTGGGATTTTGTGCAACGGGTATGGGACACGATAGAAGAGTTTTGGCCGGAGATTGCTGCTCTCGAAAAACGGTTGACGGGTGTCACCCCTCCAAAGGTTCAGGCTCGGGAATTTACGAACGAGTACGGCACATGGCGCGGCGGATATTTTCCGGTTGTCTATGATCCTGCTCAATCGGCAGCTGGCGAAAAGCAGACAGACGCGAAAGGGGACCGGCTTTTTGATTCGAACTATGTCCGGTCAACGACAGAGAAGGGCCACACGAAAGCAAGGATCGAGGGCGCAGCGTATCCGATTCTCCTCTCTCTGGAAGCGATACCTCAGCACATGGCGCAAGTGATACACGACCTGACGCATCGGGAAGCTATCGTTGCGGCAGATCGGCTGCTCAACAACAAGGAACTCCGGCAAGTGCTTAACTCCACGATAGGCGCTCCGTACTATCGGCTTCTGAAACAATGGCTGGCGAACGTGGCGAATGACCGGAACATTGACCGGACGGGCGTCGAGTTTTGGGCTCGTTTTCTGGGGGCGCTGCGGACGAATGCGACAATCGTCGGGATGGGATTCAGGGCAACAACCATGTTCACTCAGATCGTGGGACTTTCTCAGTCGCTCGACGTGGTGAGCGCGAAGTATCTCGGGCCGGCAATGGGCCGCTTCATGCGGAATCCCTTTCAGGCTACGGCATGGGTGAACGAGAAGAGCGGCGAAATGCGGCATCGGCGCAACTCCCTTGACCGGGACATACGGGACGGGGTGCGTAAGCTCATGGGCAAGAAAGGCGCGAAGGCGTGGGTTCAAAGTAAGGCCTTCATGGGGATTGCGATATTTGATGCAATGGTTTCGGTTCCAACCTGGATGGGCGCTTACGAACAGGCGAAGGCCGGGAGCCTGTCAGAAAGAGATTCCATTGCTGCGGCGGATCGTGCCGTCCGACTTTCACAGGGCGCCGGGGGTGCAAAGGATCTTGCGGCGGTGCAACGGTCGAACGACCTAATGAAACTGTTCACCATGTTCTATTCATACTGCTCCGTCTTGTACAGTCGGCTCCGCAACATGGGACGGCTGAAGCGGATTGACGAGATCGGGTATCTCGATGTCGCGTGGAAAAGTTTTATCATGGTCATGGTTCCCGCAATCCTGACGGACCTGATAGTCGGGCGGGGACCGGAGGACGATGACGATCCTGCATGGTGGGCGCTGCGAAAGGTGATGGCGTACTCCTTTATAACGATTCCCTTTGTTCGGGACATTGTCAACTCGACCGAATCGGGCCGTCCTTACTCCATGACGCCGATCTCGCGGGTCTTTGAAATGACTGCAAAGCTTCCCGCTCAGATCGAAGCGGTCGCAGACAACAAGAAGGATCTGGACGATCTCATATTCCAATCGTTTGACCTTCCCGGCTACGCTTTCGGACTGCCGACGGGACAGGCGCGGACGACGACAAAATACATCTGGGATCTCATGGAAGGGGATGTTCAGGCTGATGACGTGGGCGACGTGCTCAAGGGGCTTTTATTTGGACAGAAAAAGGAGGGGAGACGATGACAGTATCGGTTAACGAAAGCAGCAAGCGGTTTCATGGCTCCGGGAGTACAGGTCCGTTTACTTGGACGTGGCGATTTCTGGCGAATAGCGATGTGAACGTCTATCTCATAACTAGCCCGGATGAGGATAATCCAAGCTCAGAAAGCAAACTTCTGTTGGTGGAGACAACGGATTACACGTTGACCGGTGCAGGAACGTATTTAGGGGGAAGCCTAACACTTGTTTCTGCGTTGGCTGTTGGTGCGGATCTTCTTGTCGAGCGGATGACAGCTCCGCTTCAAAACGTCTCAATACGCAATCAGGGAAACAATTTTCGACCGGAGGTGCACGAGGAGGTTTTTGACCGTCTGACAATGATGATCCAGGACAGGGACCGGATTATAGCCGAACTGCAAGGCCGCGTTGTTCCTGTTGATCTAGTAACTCTTGCTGATGGGGTAACAACTCTTGTCAATGTAAATGCGGCATCTGGGGAGACAGAGGTCGACCTTTCTGGACTGACAGGCGCAATAGTAATCAAGGAAGATGACTCAGCAAATGCTGTTGTAATAATCGACACCTCAGGAAATACAGTTGCAAGACAGGTGTCTTTGTCACTTCAGGTTCAGGACGAGTCAATCCGTCTCGTGCTGATAGACGATAACTGGAAACGCGTCGGGTAACTGCGGCTGTCGTTTCTACTACTGTAAAAGGAGGATGCGCGCATGAAACTCAGATTATTCTTGTTGGCAACCATTATTTTCACCCTTGTGGGCTGTGGGTCTGCAGACTCCGCAGTGCTGGTAATGTCTCCAAACGGGGCTTTTGTCGGCAAAAGCAGTATTTACGCCGCAAATGTTTCCTTGGACGCTGCGGGAAAAACGATTGTTATTACTTCTCCTCAGACGCTTACGGAGAATATTACGCTTGCTACCGACAGAGTGTGGCGATTCGAAAAAGGAGCAATCATAACCACCACCGGTTACACCTTAAATGCAAACGGCGCGGTTGTGGATGCTGAGGACTACAGAATATTTGCCGGCACAGGTACGGTTACAGGGTTGCGAGAACCACGGGCGGCATGGTGGGGTTTCGATGTTTCGGCCTCCGCAGCGGTCAACGCGGCAGCTATTCAGTATGCCATAGGAAACTTTACTTCAACCTCCGGAGGCACTGTAAAGCTTCATCGAGGTTCCTTTTCTGTCGCTCCGGATGTCGTTTCAATAGTGGGAAAACGAGGGGTCACCATTTCAGGGGCAAGCACCGGGTATGGATATGTTAATTCCTACTCTGGCACCCGCTTGACCTTTACGGCTGGTACAGTCGGAATCAATATGTACGATTCAGACGCCGGGACGTTGGCAACAAATTCGTTCAACAATAAGGTGCAGAACCTTACTGTCGACGGCAACAGCGTTCTTGCCACCGGGATCAAGGTCAACGGGAATCAGGTTATTGAAGATGTGGGGGTCACTGGCTGCACTACCTATGGCATCCACCTTGCTAACATGACCAACTCGGCACACCTGTTTCGTGTCAGCAGTTTCGCCAACGGCGGCAAGGGGTTGTACACTGACGGCGCACTAACAACGACGTACAGTGTCAGGGACTCCAATTTTCGTATTAATACTGGCGCAGGTATCGAGATACAGGCGGGTAACGGGGTGTTGTTCGACCATGTAGTGACCGAAAGCAACGGAGAAGAAGGTTTAAAAATATACCGACCAGCTACTACCACACCGGTTTCGAAGCTGCGGTTCCAGCATGTCTGGGTTGAAAACAACTGGTATGGCAACGGGACAGGCGGGTATTCCATAAACATCGACTCTGCAACCAAAGATTACGGCGATGGTCCTCCTAACTACATAATTTTTGATACCTGCGACGTGACAGCGGCAGTATCAGGCAAGCACCTGTCTATTGAATCCGCCCGGTTTGTCGACTTCTTTAATTGTAATTTCAGCTCGGGAGATACCGCCAACGGAATGAACCTTGATCCCACGTATGCCAGCTACGTTTATTTCTATGATGGCGAGATGGTGACTGAGCCGACTGGCAGCACTGGCTACCTGGGAGGATCCTTCCGCAAAGCACAAGTCAACTCGACAGGCGGGTTTGTTTCAGATGCTGGCATGTCGAACCGTTTTCAGCGGGTTTATCACACGAGTGGCGGGATTGTAACAAAGGTTGCCTATGCGACTGTGGATGTAACGGCAGCATCAACCATAACGATACCTGTTGAAGTACCTGCTGGCGCCAGATTAATTGGTGCGCAAATACGCGTTGATTCTGCGCTTGCATCAGGAGAGACATGGAACTCGGCGTACAGTGGGGGGGCTACAGCCAATATAGCCATAGGTGGGCTAGGAGTAACCAAAAACGTCAAAGCAAACGGTTTATTTGAATACCAGAGCAGCACTTCAGTGACGACCGACGTAACCAATATAGCCATAACCCGCAGCGCAGGCGGCAATTTTACCGCCCAAGGGTCTTTTAGCGGGTGGGTTTATTACCAGACGTTTGAAGCAGTAGACAACTTATAGGGGGTGTCACGTGAGTAAAAAAGAGATCATCATTCATTGCAGCGATTCACCGGACGGCAGAAACGACGACGTTCTTGATATCGACAAGTGGCACCATGAGCGGGGATTCAAACGACTGCGGACAAGGAGAGAGGACTTCAATCCAAAGCTTGTCGCCGTCGGATATCAATACGTCATTTGCCGGGACGGTAAGGTTCAGACCGGCAGAGCAGAGAACGAGGTCGGGGCGCATTGTCTTGGCCACAATGCAACCTCGATAGGCATCTGCATGATCGGCAGAAAACGGTATTCTCCGGCTCAATGGGACAGTCTTATCAAACTGCTTCAGGATATACAGACGCGGCATCCTGAAGCGAAGATATACGGCCACTTCCAGTTTGCCACCAATAAGCCGTTTTGTCCCGGCTTCGATGTCCCGGCATTCGTTGCCGCTGGGTATGCGCCACCGGCAGAAAACAGGTATGCGTGAGGGGGGGGTGAAATGAAGATAGCTTTCCGCAAGAAGTGCCACACTATCTATGCAAAGATCATCTGCTTCTGGACGTTTGGCAAGTACAGCCATTCCGAACTGGTTTTCTCGGACGGGACGACCTTCTCTTCAGACGAGGCCGACGGCGGCACCAGATGGAAGGATGAACTGGAAAAACCTGAAGAGTGGGATTTTATTGACATCCCTTGTAACAAAACTCAGGAGAAGGAAATCCGGCGGTTCTGCGAAGGGGAGGATGGTTTGAAGTATGACATGGCGGGGATTGGTTTTTCATTCCTCCCCATTCCTATCGGCTGGCAGTCGGCTGAGAAGTGGTTTTGCTCCGAAATCTGCGCGGCAGCTCTGCAACAGATTGGATATCTTGTCGGCTACACTCCTTCGAGAATCAGCCCGAACAAGCTCTATTCTCTACTTAAAAGTGAGCGGCGGTTTCGTATCAAGTCGCTGCCTCTGTCGCTGGTGGCGCTACTTCTTCTTGTCTCCACAGGTGCGTACGCTGGATGGGAAGGTTTCTATTACGGCAACGCAAACACTCATACCTGTGAGTATGAAAAAGTGACGCGCCTTATGAATGAAGGTGATACCGCCTGCAATCACGATTGGGTGTATGAACCGGAAAGCGCCCCTAGTGCAATCAATGCCGTCTATTGCGTCTGTGGTTGCCCCAATGAAGGTCGCAACAAGATATGCCGCAAATGTCTCCGTAAGGTCAATGAAAGAATCGAAGGGAGAATGGTATCGCCGCAGGAGTCGGGATACAGCAAACTGAACCGGCTTATAGAAGGTGTGAAATGAGGTGGCTACTGGTAGCAACACTATTGCTTTCCGGCTGCGTCGGGCTCGGCGGTCGGGATTCCTACGTTCGAACTTCAGACGGCAAAGAGTACCTGGTTCGCTGTCAAAGCGACGGCAAGGTTGAGTACATCGACGGTAATGTAAAGATCATTGTTGACAACCGTGGGCCTCTTGGTCAGGTATGGGCGGCGGGTACGGCATCTCTCGGGAAAATTTACGACAAGGTGAAGGGTGAGGACGTAATAAAGGAATAAATTTCAATGTGACGAATTTCGGGGCGGTCCCGGATATGTCAACCCTCTGGTGAGTTCTCCTCCTACTCGCCGGGGGGTCTTTTTTGTTGTGAATCAATGTGGACAACTGTGGACAACTTGCAACAAAAAGGGTTTCCGGTTTATGGCCGGGAACCCTTGTGTTTACTGGAGCCGATGAGCGGATTTGAACCGCTGACCTGCTGATTACGAACTATCATGCAGCTTCCTTCTTGCGCCGTTTCTGCTGGCGCTTCGCCGCTTTTCGTAACTTGTCCACATGGACAATGACATCCTGGTTGATTTTTGACCGGCGCTGGTCATCTATTCCGAGATACCGCATGGTGGTTCTGATGTCTTTGTGCCGCAAATGCTTCTGAGCTGCAAATATATCGTAGCCGCTTGCCTCATAAACATTCTGGCCGCTTCGTCTCCTGAAATCGTGATGGGTAATCTTTCGGGCAAGGGGGGCGCTGGCCGTCTTGAGAACTCGCTTTAAGGATGTCCACGGCTTTTCAGTTTTTGGATTCTCCCAGATGTACCCTGACGCCTTCCGATTTGCCTTCAACCATTTCCTTTGCTCGGGCCAAATAGCAATATGCACTTCTTCTTCCTGGTCGCTTTCCCTTACCCTGATGATTCCCTCGTCAAGATACACATCCTCCCACTTGAGAAGCCTTGCCTCGTTCCAGCGTAGACCGGGCCATAGCATAGCGTGGAGCATCGCCTTCTTGTCGGGGGCGTCTACGGAGTCAATGACTGTCTGGATATCTGCCATTGAAGGGATGATCGGTTTTCCCGGTCGATACTTCGGTTCCTCTGGTTTGAAGCCGAGAGGTGGCGCCATGCTGCGCTTTACCATCCACTTGATGAGCCCTGACAGGTAGTGTTGATAAGCGATGATGGCACGGCGTTTTCCGGGAAGCCTCTTGTGGAAATCATCAAAAACGGTCTGCGACAGTTCTTTTACTCTGAAATCTCCAAAGTGTGGGATGAGATGCACCTTGAAAGCGTTTTTTTTGCTGCGGTAGGTGTCGGGCGCCTGGTTCGCCTTTACCCATGTGAGATATTCGCTGTAAACGTCTTCGATGCGCGGGTGCGTCTCCTGCTTCTTCTCGGGGTTGTCGTAACGTTCCTGGATGAGATCACGACGGCGACAGGCGTGTTCGTATCCTTCAACCGGGATACGCTCTCGCTTCCCCTTGTATCCCTCCGGGCGGTATTCGACGTAATACCAACCGTCGCGGGTAGGGTGGGGGATGACGTTTACTTTCACGGCTGCAAGATCCTGAGCAGGTTTTCTGCCTTCTCGTCAGTCATGGCCGCGATGCAGTCCCATAGTTGACGCTTGGGCGGGGAGAGTTCGGAAAGATCAAGCAACGCTTTATTGGTGGGTTCGGTGTCAGAGTCGCCGCGTAGCCACGATATTCTTCTGCCGTAGGCTCGGGCGATCTTCTCCAGGCTGTCCTGTGTCGGTTCGGAACGACCGGAGAGATAGGAAGTGATTGTGTTATGGTTCAGACCGGTACGTGACACGATCCGGTTGACGCTGCCGGTTTTTTCCAGTTCCTTCTGAAGTAGCTCTATGACTCGGGGGAAGGTTCTCATTGTTCGCGTCCTGTCTTTTTCCGATGATCCTCAATGGTCAGCCACTGCATGTTTTCCTGTGAGTCGCAGCCGCCTTTATGCAGCGGGGTAATGTGGTCTATTTCATAACCGGGGCGTCCCTTGGGAAAGCCGGTGGTTTTCTTGTACTGCCTCACTGCTGCCGCACTCCGCTTGATTTCCCCTGTTTCTGTCCTGGGGATTTGGTGGGCGGAGGTGTAGCAGAGGAGAGCAAGGCTAATCGTCGTGCTTAATCGGAGGATGGTATTTCTCCAGTATGTTATTTTCAATCTTTGCTTTTGCGTACATACCTAGTGCGCAAGCAGAAATAAGAAACATCGTGATTGTCTTTTCCGTTAATCCATTCCACAGCCAATAACCTAGAGTAAACAAAAGGCATGCCGATCCGGTAGGGCCACAAAATACGATTACGGTTCTATTGTTTTCATAGGCTCGCTTCATAATTTACCTCACCTACTCTTCATCCATTTCTAAGGCAATCCTTAGCAGCCGCTTTCTTTTCTTTTCGTCCCATTGTTCAAGAATTTCGCAGAGCATCGCTGCCTCTTTCGAGGTGTAGCAGTGGTTAACGACGTGGTTGTTGTCTCCAATAATCCCGAATGTTCTAGCGTCTACCATTTTTACGATTCGATCTGGCACTCCGGTTCTCCCCCAGTTTGAAATAGCCGTCTCTTTCACTTTAAAAATATCGGCTAACTGGCGGTTTGTCTTAACTTTTAACCTGTCCTTTAATTCTTGAACGTCCACTTGCAAACCCCTTCAAAAAAGTTTCAAAACTTCAATTTTATGTTTGACATACTTCAAATATTGAAGTATAACCATCACATCACAACGCCACGGAGGTATGAAAAAGGGCGCACCTGTAGCGGGTCGCTAAAAGAGGGGTCTACGAAAAGAGAACGACCCTTCTTCGACAGTAGAAACATAGAGGGCATCACTTATAACACAATGACACGACAATGCAACAAAAAAAGGAGGTGGGCATTTTGAACAGAGAGGCAACACGTCAGAAGCTGGAAGGTACTGGTCGGACAGTGGCGGGATGGGCGCGGTCTAAAGGCTTTGATCCTGAACGGATGCGTAATGTTTTCCGTGGAAGGTTTCAACCAAGGAATGAGGAGATTGAGGCGCTGAAGGCTGATGGCCTGCTCGTCGAGAACGGCCACAACGCCTGAAAATGAAAAACCCCCACGCCTGGCAGGGCAAATGGGGGCAACAACAGAACGGAGGAAGAATAACACATGAACGTTGCTATTGCAAACGTCGGCATTCGCCAGATTGAAAACGGGCTCTTTTGCATCAACGATCTTCATCGAGCATCAGGCGGGGAACACAGGCACCGTCCTAACTACTGGATACAAACCCAAGTTTTCAGGGACTTAGCCAATCAAATGGAGATAGCCGGATTTCCGGCTTTCGAGTCAAAACAAGGAGTTGGGACATTCGTAGCGAAAGAGTTGGTTTACGCCTACGCCATGTGGATCAGCCCTTCATTTCATCTGCAGGTCATTCGGACATTTGACAAGTCCGTCGCTCCTCAAGTCCCGCAAATTCCGCAATCTCTGCCGGAAGCGCTTCGCCTCGCTGCTGACTTGGCAGACGAAGTTGAAAAACAGAAGCTGGCAATGATCGAAATGCAGCCGAAAGCCGACGCGCTCGATCTGCTCTCCAGTGCAGACGGCAGTTTCTGTCTTACCGATGCGGCGAAGTCGCTGCAAGTTCCCCCGCACAAATTCTGTGTGTTCCTCCAGTACGAAAAATGGATTTATCGGCGCCCAGGCAACGGCTCTTTCATCGCCTACCAGACGAAGATTCAGGCCGGGTATCTCATTCACAAGATCACCACGATTCCCCTTGCCGATGGCAGCGAACGCATCAGCGAACAGGTACGGGTGACTCCGAAGGGCATGGCGAAGCTGGCAACGATGGTTATCGGGGCGAGGAATGCAGCGCATCCATCCTGAGGACATAAAGCGCATTGCTGCAGAAGTGGTGCGGCAGCTTCGCAGTGAGGAGTCGGCACGGCTGGATGAACAGTATCTGGCAAGCCTCCCCCCGAAAGAGCAGAAGAAACATGCTCGGGAGCAGATGCGTTTGCAGGACAAGGAGCGGCAAAAGCGGGAGTAATTTTTTGTCTTACATTGAATTGCAAGGCCGTACCTATCCAGTACAAATCTTAAATTGTGTTAATGCAATGTCAAGGGAGGAGCAATGAAGAAAAAGTTCGCGGTGGAATGTATCTCCTGTTTCGTGGCTGTTCTCGTCTTCTCAATCCTGATGATCCGTCCTCCTGAAACTACTACTGCAGATAAGAAATTCGGCGTCGTCCTGGACAAGAACGGCGAACCTCAAAGCTGTGTGGTGTGTCACCGATGAACGGCAATAATATTTTACGGAGGGAACCGATGAGCAAAACCGTCTTAACGAAAACGCCACGATGTCCGGTAGAAATATATCGAATTGCCGAACAGGAAGGTTTTGTTGGTGATTATAAAAAGGGACGTGCCGAACGGAGTGAGTACATTAAGCAACAGGTGGCGGACCAGGTTCTTCTGCAGGTCATTATTTTATTAAAAGGAGTGAAGGCATGAGAAAAAAGAAGGTCACAAAAATAAACGAACCGGAGACCTATGCCGTTGCCGGGTTCAAGGGATTTGACAAGAACATGCAGTGTCGCGGCTTCCAGTTCAAGGAAGGCGAAACTTATACTCACAACGGAACCGCTAAAGCGTGTTCATCAGGCTTTCACTTCTGCGAAAACCCCCTGGATGTGTTTGGTTACTACGAGCCTGGGTCGAGTATTTACCACACCGTGACTGGCAGTGGCGCTATAGATCGTCACGATGAAGACAGCAAGATAGCATGTACCGAAATCAAAATAGGGCTATCGCTGAAACTGCATGATTTCATAGGCTCTGCCATTGATTTTATGTTCAACCGCAGGACGTATGACGAGAGCGGGTCGAAACACGGTGAAGGCAACAGTTCCGCATCATCCGCCACCGGGTACAGTTCCGCATCATCCGCCACCGGGTACAGTTCCGCATCATCCGCCACCGGGGACAGTTCCGCATCATCCGCCACCGGGTACAGTTCCGCATCATCCGCCACCGGGT